AGATTTATACTTGGGCACTAGAGGTTGTAGAGTTTGCTCTCCCGTTTGTCGAACCACGGTGTCGCTGCCATTTAACGTCTACAGGGACCAGGATAGCTCTCAGATGAAATCGTCTGACATGGGCAGTTCGATTACGTAGATATCGACCACCTGTCCAGAGCCGGTCGGTAGTGTCACGCCGGAGAACTCGATGTACGACCCGTCAGCATTGTAACCGTTGATCGTGAGTACTGCCGTGTAACTGACCGATGTGGAAGATGTGCCCGTGATGGGTGTCAGATGCCATCCACCGCCTCCGGAGAAGGCATTGGCTAATGTTAAGTTGGTGTACGTGGGTGCGGGTACATTGACGGCTACTGCAGTCGATCCCACCCATCTGACCCATACAAAATACTTTCCTGTGACCAAATTGTTCGGGAAGAATATTCTATTCCAAGCTCCGTTGGAAGCAATTTGGATCCCCAGGTTTCCGCGTGGGGTCGTTTGGATTGAACCTAACATGTCAGTGTTAGTGTATGAGCCGTTGTTGACCCTGGTGTATTCACCACCGAAATCCCCGCCAGGGGGGAGTCGTGGCTTAAGCAATTCTATGTCGTAAGTCACCCATAGTTCACCAATGTTGGCTGCAGCTTGCATGCCTACTGTGGCCACTTGGAACTTGCCCATATCATAAAGTCGTGCATCTTCATTAGAAGGCACTGCACCGCTACGTATGTACAGGTCTTCCATCACCAGCTGCTTTGGGTCGCACTCAATCGGATGCATCAGGCTTTCACTCGGTTTGGTTGCACACGAAAATTCGTAACCTTCCATCTCCATTTTAGAAGTGAAAGTTGGTCGGTTAACGTTATATTGTGTTGCCATGATCAAGGTGCCTAGTGCGGTGTTGGTGCTATTCAAAGCGCTGGCTGAAGTGCTGTTAAAACAAAACACGAGTCCATGGAATTTGTATTGTTGGAAACCCTTAGCGATCTGTGACAGCCAAGGGAATGTCACGGTGCTACCAGGTTGCAACAAGTATGCGCGGGAACTGAATGCAGTTGATCCAGTGATGTCTCCCAAATATTCACGATGCTTGATGCGTACACTGTGTCCCGTGATGTTAAAAGTTGGAACTCCATGAGCTGATCCTCGAATAAGACTGTTTTCAACTACTGTGTAGTCGCCGGAACCAATTAGTTTGCTGACCCAGGCGCCGACATTTCTGCCGACACCAGCACCGGCTGGGCCTGCAACCATTGATCCCAAAGCTGCTCCGCCGGTTCTAAGACCTGAGGCGACCGCAGACTTAATCATTGGTCCTAAAGAGGGCACGCTGTTATTGTTTGTAGCATTTCTCTTGGGTTTGTTCTTCTTATTATTTCTATTGTTTTTCTTAGCCACATTTTAAACCTGCCACGGCTTGGCTACACGATGGCAGGGTTGTGGACAAACCAGTTTCAGGTGGTGAGCCTCCCCCAACAGTCCCTAGGGTGGAACTCTGTCCTAATTCCACTTGGTAACTACTGTTGGTGTCGTCCGCTGTCAACACTATTTGTGTCACTCGCAGCCCTGGAATGCTGTGCTATCTCGGAGCAACCGGCTGTTAGGGATCCCGCTTCCCGAATTTGCTTTTAGGCCGCCAGGCCGGATGCAGTTTAACGCCGAGCCCACGGCTTGGGGGGACTACCAATCCCTTGCCACGATGTGTTCGAAAACTCCATCGAGCACCACACCGAATTCAAAACGTGGTAGTGTCACCATGGACATTGTAGCGCGACTCAAATTATACCGATATGCGAACTGGTCGAAGACACACTCTCCCGCCTGATAGCGTTGGTTCCCGCCGAACTCCCAATCTCCGCGATATCTTAACTTATATGGCCCGTCGCCTATGCTGTCCAGTATCCATTGGAACACTTGCCCGAGCAAAGGTATATGCCAGTTGGCTTGCTCACCAAGGACTAGGCCGCGCAAATGCATTCGGCGTTCATCGTCGGTGTTGAATTTTTTTGTAGTGTGGAAAATTTTGGACAACATACGCCCGGGTTTGGCACCAGGTAGGTACACTCCGGGAGATATTTCCCAAAATAGTTGGTTGCAGTATTCTGCGTCCCAAGGTTCCGCCCGTATTATCGGTGTGGCATGTAAGCCGAGCCTATCGAATAGGTCGGCTATTGCTACAGCGTTGATGACCTGGTTCGCTGTGGGGTATGCAAACACTATAGAGTCATCTCCGATGAGCATAATTTTGATCTTGATGCCAAGTCTTTTGAAGACCCACAAAGTTGCGGCCGCATTTTTGAGCGAATTGCCTTTTGTAGTGTCGATCTGGCCGGAGTCGAAAGAACCTTCTCTGCTGTAGCTATGTCCGTGGAACCCTCTGCCACGAGTTTTTGTGCTTCTGGCCAAAAGTTCAGTAACATCTTCGTTGCCCGGCATTATCTTCTTGAGATATTTGTGATAATTGGAGATGCATTCTTTCTCCTGCGAACCATCGAAGGTTTTGAAGTCGTCTTCTATGATGACAGCACCTTCTGCAATCCGCTCGGAAAAATAAGCCCCGATTTGTTCCCGGGTGGCTCCAGCCGTGATAAAAATGTCACTGTTTGGTCCAAACAGTAAAGCGTTGGTTGCTTTGTCCAGCGCGTAGAACTCCGGGCCGGTTTGTACCAAGAATTCGTCAGTTTTGCCACTAATAAGTCTGGGCTTGAAATTTTCTAGGGTCTTCCCGGTGATGAATTCCCTTTTGACGAATGCTTTGGTCGTAGGATCGACCTCTGCCTGCCGTTCGCGTAGTCGGACCTCGGCATCCATGATCATCTTTCTCCGTTCCTCGGGGTAGCGGCTAACCCATTTGTAGAAATCATTCTCGTATTTCTTAGTTTCTACCACGGGCTTGGACCACTCCCAGAGAGTGTTGAAAGCGTCTTCCCAAAGGATGGCGATGTTTGGATCCGCGACGGGGATCGGAGTTGAAAGTTGACGTGTGCAAATAGCTTTCGCCTCGTTGTGTATGCAATTCCTCGCTATCAGTGGTGAGAATCCTTTCACAGACAACAACACCTCCGATGTTTTAGGTTTACACGCACAGCGTTCGTACAAGGCGTATGCGAATTTTGCGGTTGGGTGCAATTTCTCAAGTTCCGCGTCTTCCTTTGAATATTGGGTGCAGACATCTACGATGGTTCTGTTGATGCTGCCCCTACCACTAGTTTTGTAAGAAAGTTTCGGAGCTTTTGAAAGCCCAGCCTCCCACTTTCGGCGCCGCTGTATAGCGGTGTCGCCTAAACATGGGAACACTGTGGACACTACTTTGTCCCAAGTTGTCTGCGCGTCGAGAGGATTGACCACCGTGGCGGTGTCTGGATCGATTGCGTGTTGTTTAAGATAAATCCCACGCACCAAGTGCAAAACTTTTTCCTCATCGCGAGCCAAGCTGATCTTGAACCTGTTGCACCAGGTTTTGATCTGCCGCAGGCAACCGTCCAATTCGGCAGCGGTTCGGCGTTTGCCGAGGAAGTAACCGCGGACCGTGGACTCAAAGCTGTCCCAATCTTCATCCGGATCACCGGTGGAACGTATTTGGGGTAGAACGTTCCGTTGCTCAGCCCTTCGAGCCGCATATACTTTGCTCCAAGGGATAGGCGCCGGGTCCGGGGTTGGGGGGCCGTTAGGGCCCTCCCCAGCTGTACCAGGGGGCGTTGGATTAGACTCATTCGCCCTATGAGTGTCGCTTTTAACCTCTTCTTGTCTGGGAGGGGCGTGTTTATACTCGTTCTTCCGCGAGTTTGTTTTGACATCAACTTGGAAGTCTTCCTTCTCTTCCAGTTGATCCAGGATGGCAGCTGAAGGTTGCTGTTTCACCCTCCACACCTGTTTTTTGACAGGTGGTGTTACCCTACGACTCGAGGACGACTCTCGAGAAGATCTGTAGCTTGACTCCTTAGAGCTCGAGGTCCCAGATGAAGACCTTGAATGATTGCCTCTCGTACCCTGTTTTGTTTTCTCACCTTTGTTAGCCATATATAATAAGGCAGACAACTCCTATCAGGTCACGCGTGGTTTCACAGTCGCCCGGTGGGCATTCGTTACTGACGCGATTGTTCCATCAAGGCCGGTCATCACTTACCCAGCCCTTTCGGGTGGTGGCTCCGGTAACAAGGTTGGAAAGGCTGTACACCGCTCCTTTTAGCCGCGGACGGTGTTGTTGTTGCAGACCAGCGAGGCCCCTTCGGCAATCGTAGAACGGTAAACACTAACCCCTGGGCTACGCTGGGTTCTCATCCTCACGAATGGAATACAGGCACGTCGAG